ACCCCAGGCAGATTGCGATCTTTTGTTGTTCGGGGAGGGAGGGAAGTGGAAGGGAAACGCCATTTAATCGTGCGACGGACAGCCCGGGTTGGGCCTGACCAGTAACCAAGCGAGATAGATTTGCCCGAACGAGCAATTTGAACAGGAATTTCGTGCTCGCGCTCTCAACTGGCGTGACGACAATAGCGTGCTCGGTTGCGTGGAATCGTCCTTCCGCGAGTTGGACATTTCCGGAATAAGCCCCCTGTCTCCCAATGAGGGGATACTCCCCTGAATGCGTAAAGGACTCGGTAAATCCACGGAGGCCATTCCCACCATAGCATGGATTGAGCCCGTGTTCGGAGTCCGCACGAATATCACTGGCTGGGATAAATTTCCCTGCCTTCAATTCCGCAATCTCCCCCAACCGCTTCACCTCCCACGGCCCCGCTTCGCGGAACTCAGGAAAGCGCAGTTCGGGCACCGGTCCGGGCTTGGCCTCAGGCATCTTCATAAACCTCCAGCCCCGAAATCTCCTGCCCGCCGGCCTTCTTGCGCAGAAGCGGGATCAGGTCTTCCATCAGCGCAAGCTCGGCGCGGCTGCGTGCTTTCCAGCCCAGCCCCTTGGGGCGGAAGAGTTCGGTCAGCGCGTCGGGGTTGAAGATGTTGAACCGCAGGATGCCCGAAACGAACTCTTTGACCGCATCCACGGGCAGGTCGTGGGCCTCGGCAATGCGGGCCAGATCCGCCTCTTCCCGCGCGGCCTTGAAGCGGGCGTAGCCGGCGCGGATCTCCTCTTCGCTCAGCGGCGCGCCCTCGGTCAGCGTGGCGACATAGGCCTCGAGATCCTCGCGCTCGTCCATCAGTCGGGCGGAGGAGGCGAGCAGGCCCATCAGTTCCTCGCGCGTCATCTTCTGCTTTTTCGGCGGTTGGCTGGTGAAGCGCGCGATGAGCTTCATGATGTAGTCGTAATCGATCAGCGCCGAGTCGAAGAGAACGAACTCGAATTCCAGTTGCTGGATGGGGTCGTCGGGGTCGTCGGTCTTGCGCTGGTGCTCCTGCAGGCGCTTGGCGACCTCGAGATACTGGGCCGAGAAGGCGCGCAGATCGTCGCGCGGGATCAGCGCTTCGATCCGCGCCTTATCCTCGGGCGTCAGGTCGGTGTACTGGTCGAGCTGGGTGGCAAGGCGCTTGACCTCCTTGAAGCGTTCGATGAAGCCCGCCCGCGCCTCGTCGCCCTTGAGGTTGGAGACGTCTTCGGGCCGGGGCTCCACTCCTTGCGATCGCATGAAGTCTTCGAACTTGCGCGTGGCCTCGGCCAGCTTCTCGATAACCTTGGGCGCGGGATCGACCAGCCAGACCTCGCGCGCGCGGTCCGCCGCCTCGCCCGAGAAGAGCGCGATGGCTTCGTCCACCGCGTCCTTCTGCGCGCGGAAGTCGAGGATGTTGCCGTAGGGCTTGGAATCGTTCAGCACGCGGTTGGTGCGCGAAAAGGCCTGGATCAGGCCGTGATATTTCAGGTTCTTGTCGACGTAGAGCGTGTTCAGATAGGCCGAGTCGAAGCCCGTGAGCAGCATGTCCACGACGATGGTGATGTCGATCTTCTTCTCACGCGGCAGGTCGCTGTTGGGATATTTCTGATCCTTGATCCGCTGCTGGACATCCTGATAGTAGCTGTCAAATTCCGCGATGCGGTGGTTGGTGCCATAGCGGGCGTTGTAGTCGGCGATGATCTCGGCCAGCGCCTCCTTCTTTTGGTTCGGCTCGACCTTGTTGTCTTCCAGCTCCTGCGGCAGGTCCTCCTGCAACTGGGCGACATCGCGGTTGCCCTCGGCCGGGGGTGAGAAGACGCAGGCGATGTTGAGGGGGATGAAGTCCTCGCGCGCCGCGGCGCGCTCGGCCTGGATCTCCTTGAACAGGTGGAAATATTCGATCGCGTCGTCGATCTTCGCGGTGGCGAAGAGCGCATTGAACTTCCGCTGGTTGGTGGCCGCGTCGTGCTTGTCGAGGATCGCCTCGACCACCGCGCGCTTGGCCAGCGTCTCGCCCGGCCTGACGGGGGCGCCCTCGGGCTTGAAGTAATCCACATGGAAGCGGAGCACGTTGCCGTCTTCGATGGCGTGGGTGATCGTGTAGGCGTGGAGTTCCTGCTGAAAGACCTCCTGCGTCGTCATCAGGCGCGCTTCCTCGCCCTCGATCCGAACCGCGCTGGCGTTTTTCTCGAAGATCGGCGTGCCGGTGAAGCCGAAGAGCTGGGCGTTGGGGAAGAACTCCCTGATGGCCTTGTGGTTCTCGCCGAACTGCGAGCGGTGGCATTCGTCGAAGATGAAGACGACGCGCTTGTCACGCAGCGGTTCAAGCCGCTCGCGATACTGGCGCTTGTTCGTCCCGTCCAGCGCCAGGCCCAGCTTCTGGATGGTGGTGACGATGACCTTGTCCTTGTAGTCCTCCGACAGGAGGCGCCGCACCAGGGTTTCGGTGTTGGTGTTCTCCTCGACGCAATTCGGCTGGAAGCGGTTGAATTCCTCGCGAGTCTGCTTGTCGAGGTCCTTGCGGTCGACCACGAACAGGCATTTCTCGATGTCGGGATTGTCCTTGAGGAGCGTCGAGGCCTTGAACGAGGTCAGGGTCTTGCCCGAGCCGGTCGTGTGCCAGATGTAACCGTTGCCGCGGTTCTCGTGGATGCAATCGACGATCGCCTTGACCGCATAGATCTGATACGGGCGCATCATCATGAGCTTCCGCTCGTTCTGGATGAGCACCATGTAGCGGCTGATCATCTCGGCGAGCGTGCATTTCGCCAGAAATGCGTCAGCGAACTGACCAAGGTTTTCGACCTTCTTGTTGTCGCGGGTGGCCCACCGGTAAATCGGTAGGAACCGCTCCTCGACATTGAAGGAGAAATGCTCGTTGTTGTTGTTGGCGAAATACCACGTCTGGCTGCGATTGCTGACGATGAACAGCTGCATGAAGCAGAGCAGGCTGTTCGTGTAGCCGTTGCTGGGATCATTGCGGTAATCAATGATCTGCTGCATCGCGCGGCGCGGCGAGACCTGCAGAGATTTCAGTTCGATCTGCACGAGTGGCAGACCGTTGACCAGGAGGATAACATCGTAACGGTGGTGACTGCTTTTCGTATTGATACGCAGCTGGTTGACGACCTCGAAGGTGTTCTTGCACCAGTCCCGCAGGTTGACGAGCTGGTAGTGAAGAGGAGTGCCGTCTTCTCGCTCGAAGGTGTTGCGAGTGCGCAGTCGTTCCGAGTTTGCGAACACGTCAGGGGTTACAATCGTGTCAAGAAGCCGTTCGAATTCGCTATCTGTGAGTTTGACCCGATTAAGAGCCTCGAACTTTTCGCGAAAATTTCTCTCCAAGGCGTCGCGGTCGCGGATATCGTCGCGGCGAATATATTTGAGCCCTTCAAGTTTATTGATCAGTTCCTGCTCTATTTCGAATTCTTTTGTCATTTTCTCACCGAATCTGCCGCAGTCACGCCGCCGTTCTCGAAGCGGAAGGACTGTCAAAGGACTAACCATCACGGGCGATCGTGTCGAGGCACTGACGTCGCCATTCCACCGGAAACCCCTCCAGCAGCCGCCTGGGCGTCACTTCTGGCCCCTGCTTCCCGTCCAGGATCGCCTCGACGATGTCGGGCGCGAGCAGCGTGAGGCGCAGGACGCGGGTCATGTAGGAGGGCGCAATCCCCTCGCGCTCGGCCAGTTCGTTGATGGTGTTGAACTCGCCCGATTCCAGCATCTTCTTCCAGCGGAAGGCGCGGGCGAGCGCCTTGATCAGGGTGTTGTCGGTCCGGTACTGCACGGTCGCGCCCTCGGGCAGTTGAACTTCCTTGCGCCCGCCGCGTTTGACCACGCGGAAGGGGACGTGCAGGGTGATGGTGTCGGGTGTGGCGGCTGGTTTCATGCGGCTTTCTCCCTGCCGCCGGCCAGCATCTCGCGCGCGAGGCCGCTCAGCCCATCGACGCGCAGCCGAATGTCGAGCCCCTCGGTGCCGATATCGACCCGCTCGACCAAGAGCGCCACGATGCGCGCCTGCTCGGCGGGGAAGAGTTCGTCCCATAGCGGGTCAAGCTGCTGCAGCGCCGTGCGGGCGTCGGTCTCGGTGATACGACCGTCCTCTGCCTTTGCTGCCTTCCATGTGCCCGCCACGATCTCGGGCTGGCGAAACACGGTGCGGAGCCGGTCGATGACGGCGGCCTCGATCTCACCGGCAGGAATCCGACCGACTGGGCATGTCCCGGCGCCATGCTTCAGGACAGTCTGGCTGACGTAATAGCGGTAGAGCCTGCCGCCCTTGCGCGTGTGGCTGGGCGAGAAGGCCGCGCCGTCGGGGCCAAACAACAGCCCCTTCAGCAAGGCCGGGGTCTCGGCCCGGGTGCGAGCCGCGCGCTTGCGCGGGCTTTCCTGCAAGATGGCGTGCACACGGTCCCAGGTCTCGCGGTCGATGATCGCGTCATGCTCGCCCGGATAGCTTTTGCCCTTGTGGACCGCCTCGCCGATATAGGCGCGGTTGTTCAGCATCCGGTAGAGGTATTTCTTGTCGATCTGGTTGCCGCGCGGCGTGCGGATGCCTCTGGCCTCGAGTTCACGCGCAAGTTCCGTACCCGACCCGATCTCGAGGAAGCGGGCGAAGATCCAGCGAACGTGCTCAGCCCTTTCGTCGTCGATCACCAGCTTCCGGTTCTCGACCCGGTAGCCATAAGGCGGCACGCCGCCCATCCACATGCCCTTCCGGCGAGAGGCGGCGACCTTGTCGCGGATCCGCTCTGCTGTGACTTCCCGCTCGAACTGGGCGAAGCTGAGCAGGATGTTCAGCGTCAGGCGGCCCATGGAGGTGGTGGTGTTGAAGGACTGGGTGACGGACACGAAGGTCACGTCATTGCGATCGAAGACCTCGACCAGCTTGGCGAAGTCGGCCAGCGAGCGGCTGAGACGGTCGATCTTGTAGACCACGACCACGTCGACCAGCCCGTCCTCGATGTCCTCCAGCAGCCGCTGCAGGCCGGGCCGTTCCAGCGTGCCCCCGGAGATTCCGCCGTCATCGTAGCGGTCGCGCACCAGCACCCAGCCCTCGGAGCGCTGGCTGGCGATATAGGCCTCGCAGGCCTCGCGTTGGGCGTGGAGGCTGTTGAACTCCTGCTCGAGTCCTTCTTCAGAGGATTTCCGGGTGTAGATCGCGCAGCGCTGTTTGCGGACGATCGGCTTGGTCATGTCCGCGCCCTCCGGTTCTTGAGCCCGAAGAAGACCCAGCCGTTCCAGCGCGTCCCGGTGATCGCCCGCGCGATGGCCGAAAGCGACTTGTACGGGCGGCCCTGCCATTCGAAGCCGTCCGCGGTGACGGTGACGACGTGCTCGACGCCCTGCCACTCACGGATCAGCCGGGTGCCGGCGATGGGCATGGCATCGGCGCGGACGCGACTCTTCTTGCGGTCGCCACCATCCAGTTCCTCGCCCAGCCGCTCCAGCCGACGGATTGTCTCGGGCTTCAGGCCACCATAGGCCAGCTCCTGGATCCGATAGGCCAGCCGGCTCTCCAGGTAGCGTCGGTTGAACGGCGGCGGCTCGCTGTCGAACAAGTCGCGCCACTGCGCCTTCAGTTCCAGCGTCGTAGCGGTCTTCAGCGCAGCCAGGCGCGCGGGGATGGGATCGTGGGTCGTCATGCGGTTCTCCGGTGAGTTGGAGTTGCATGACGGCATCGGTCGGCCGGAGAGTGTAGGCGAATTTCTCCAGTATCGTCAGAAGCTTCGTCATGTTCGCGCAGCCTCAGCCGGACCAGCCCGAGCGCCAGCAGGCCGCACAGCTCGGCGCGGCGTTCGGCGGGGGTCATCTGGTCGGGCGGCAGGGGATTCGGGCGTTTCATAAAGGGCTGGTCCGTGAGGTCTCGCCCTTCTCCTACTCACCGCATTCGCAAACCGTCCCGCGGGGCCCGGACAGGCACGGGTGGAGCTGCCATGGACTCGACTCCCGGTTGTCTGGTCGGGTAGAACATAATCGGAACACACGTCGCGTTCGCGCGATGAATCGGTAGCATTGCTTCGGCCGATTTCGGCAGCGCATCATTTCGCGCAAAATGAAGCGGGTAGCCGGAACGCGGTCGGGTTTTCGCCTGTCCGCGAGAGTTTCAGGGCCGAAAGGAGATCATATGCCGAAGAGGATCAGAAATTTCGTCGATCGCGCTTTTTCGAGAACCGTGGATATCGAATTGCTCCACCGACTGCTGAACCCCTATCTCGGGCAGATCGATTTCGATTGGGACGGGCTTCCCGACGATGACAAGAAACGGCGCGAGGCGATCTTCAATCTCTTCGCGAGAGCGGACATGCGGTTTCCGGCCAAGTTGCAGTTCGCCCTCTACAACATCTCCACACTGTCAACGGACGCCGGCGCCAGGATCATCCAGGAGATCGCCACGGAGGCCGGCGTCGATGTCCTTGCGCCCTATCGAACCGAAGGCGGAGACGACGACCTGCGCTTCACCCCTCGCTTCATTGCCCTGGTTGCATGGCTCGATCACGGGGCCATCTTCGACCGGGCGCTCAGCGCCGCGGCATTCCTCGCGTATTCCTCCAAGCTGGAGCGCGATGCCGACCGCGAAGACGTCGAGCCGCGGCATCACGAGGCCGGTGTGCAGAAAGAATTCACGGAGGCGGTGCGGCGGCATTTCGCGAGCCGCTACAACGGTCACTATTGCGACGTGCGGTGGTTCGAAGAGGAGGATCTGCTGCGCGTCCTGATCCTTCACGGCTCCAAGCCGGAGACGAAGAACGTCGACCAGGAGGGGACCGAGGATACGCTGAAGTTCCGAGAGATCGTCCAGTCGACAATCGAGTATGATCCCCGGCAGGGGTCCATCGCCGTCGGCTCCAAATCAGCCACTGATGCCAAGAAGCTGGTCAAACTGTTCGGAGAGCACGTCCTGGGAGACAAGGACATCTTCGAGGTATCGGCGAAGGAGCAACTCTATACGCTCGAGCCGTTGCAGAAGCTGGGCGCAGCATTCAAGTTCCACTTCGACCCGGATGGCGACATCACCCATGTCGCCGTGCGCGAGGTGCGCGTCGACGAAGCTCAGCTCACGACGACGGGGCGTCTGCGCCGCTCGCCGTGGTTCCTGACGCTTGGCGATTCCCAGAATGCCCTCAAGCGTTTGAAGGACGTCGCGTCGGACCTCGACATTGCCGACCTGCGGATTGTGCATGCCAAGGTCGATGTGACCATCGAGATGGACGACGCGGAGGTGGTGGTTCCTGTCACCATCCGGCCGCCGCGCACCGTCAGCATGCGCGACCATTCCCACGAACGGCTCATCCTCGAGATGCTGGAAGACAATGACATTCGCAAACGCCGCAGAACTGGTCAGGCTGCTGCTGCGGCAGAGTGATCGTCATCCGATCCGCGCCGTTGGCGCTGCCGATCTGAAGCTATTCGAGCCCGGGGTTGTCCGGTCGCTTCGCAATCGCGGGATCCTCGTGGAGCGGGAGGATCTGCGCGACGACGGCGCTGCGGTCTTCCATGTCGTCGACGATGGGCTGGTCGTCGTCGATCCGGAGACAGGCGAATGCGATCGCTACGGGGACGCGCTGGACGTCCAGACGTTCGACATCGACCTTGCCGCGCTCTGCCGCGCGATCCGCGAGCAGTCGGGGTTGGGCGGGCCCGGTCCGGCAGCGCTCTCGGCCCGGGTCTGGCGGCTCGGCAGGCATGAGGGCCACGGTCGCGCTGCAGAGATCTGTCTCGTGCGACGGCTGCGCGAGGACGCCGCACAAGAGATCGTTGATCACGTGCGCGGCGCCATCGACAGCGAAGCCCCTGTCGCCCTGATCAGCCTCGGCGGTTGCGATCTGCCCACGGCGGTCGCCCGTCAGCTCGAGGCTCTGCGCATGACGGTGGCCCGTGCTGAGGACCTGCTCCGCGACGATCCAGATCTTCCCTTCGCGCTCGATCTCGGCCGGATCCGTGTGCCTACGGGACCGCAAGCGTCGGATACACGCCTCCAGATCGACCGTATCGGTCGCCGTGTGATCTTCGAAGGCATCGAACTCGGCGTCGAGCCGCGGGACTTCGACGCGTTCGTAATGCTCGCGGAGGAGGCCGTGGCTGCCGGTGGCTGGGTGCCGAAGGACAGCCTCGCGGCCTCGCTGCAGGCCAGCACGGGACGGGAGAGCAATCCCGAACAGGTTGACCGCTGCATGAACAGGCTACGCGATGCCTTCCGGAGGAACACGCGTCTGACCTCGGTTCCGGACAACGGGTTCATCGAGCGGAAGTCCAAGGTTGGCGCTCGTCTCACCCTCACGCCTTCCGAGATCGCGTTCATGGCCTAGACCTGTTCTCTGGCGCCGGGAGGTTTTCGGGAGGTTTTCAGGAGAAGTCCGAGAGATAAACGATTTCAGCATGTTGCACGGTCGGGTTGTGAACGGAAACGACCAGGACCCTTCGACATGCACCCACCGATTTCCCCCTCCGACCTTGCCACGCTGCTCGACGAGACAGACGTCGCGGCGCGGCGTCTGCACCGCAAGCTGGCGCTCCCTGCCGCCGATCTCGACGATCTCCGCCAGGACCTCCTGATCGATCTGATCTGTCGGCTGCCGGGCTTCGACAAGCGCCGCGGCACCATCGGCGCCTTCGCCAACATCGTGCTGCGCAACCAGTGCTCGCGCATCGCGATCCGGCACCATCGCCGGCGCCGGGCGCAGGGCGGCACGATGCTCTCCCTCGACGCCCCGGCAGCTGGCTCGGTCGAACCGTTGGGCTGCCTGTTGGCGGAATCGGACGGGCTGGCCGCCTGGCACGGCCAGGACCGCGACACGCAGGCGGAAATCCAGACCCGCGAGGCTGTGCAGTCCGCACTGGCGCGGTTGCCCGAGGCCGACCGCCGGTTCTGCTGCGCGCTGGCCCATCGGTCAGTGACGGCGCTGGCCGACGAGGGCTTCGGCAGCCGCTCGGCGCTCTACCGGCGCCTCGCCGATCTCCGTCACGTCCTCACCGCCTACGGGCTCGGTCCCTCCTGGGACGATCTCGCTGCGGCGTGAGTAGAGGCGAAAGGAGGAGATCATGTTCATGGGCAACACCCCCTTCATCACCGTCCGCGCCAGCCGCCCGCTGACCGAAATCGAGTTCTGCGCCTGGGTGGCGCAGGCCGCGCCCGGCGACCGGCTCGAATACCATCGCGGTTTCCTCGTGCTCGACATCTTCCCGATGCTCGGCCGCCTCGCGGACCGCGAACGGGAGGAGTTGTCGCGGCTCGGATCGCGCGCCTTCTGGGCCGCCGAGCAGGGCCTCGTCCATCTTGTGCAGGAGCGCGTGGGCCCCGACCGCTTCGCCTACATCGCCGTCGCGCGCCCCAAGCCCAAGCACGCCGCCGCCTCGCTGTCGGCGCTGCTGCTCGAGGAGCAGGCGGCGTGACTTCCCGCATCCAGACCCCATTCGCCGATCACGGAGACCCGTTCATGCCCTGGCCGAACAACAGCCCCACGCCCGACGACCTGCCGGGCATCCCCGACACCGAACTGGCGCAGCTGCCGGTCGAACTGCTCGCCATCCTGCAGCACGAGGTGGACGAGCGCCTGAAGCAGTCAAAGGCCGCCAAGGCCCGTCTCGATGGGGCGCTGACCATCCGCTACGCCACCCGCGCCGAGGAAGCCCGCCGCACGGCCGGCAAGGACACCGGCACCGTCAGGCTGGACGACGGCGACTTCACCGTGGTCGCCGACCTGCCCAAGCGCGTCGTTTGGGACCAGGAACAGCTCGCCGCCATGGTCGCGCGCATCCGCGCCGCGGGCGATGATCCCGAGCAATATGTCGACGTCACCTACAAGGTGCCCGAGCGCAAATACGCCGCCTGGCCCGAGGCGATCCGCAAGGGCTTCGAACCCGCGCGCACGGTGCGGCCGGGCACGCTGAAAGTCGCGATCCTGCCGTGGGAGGACGCGCAATGACCGCGATCGCCCCGATTTCCCCCGAGGCGCAGGATCTTCCCAGCCTGATCGACCGCGCCGCCGGCACGCTGGCGGGGGCAAAGACCGCGGCCGAGGTGCTCGAGGCACGCGACATGGCCGGTCTGGCCTATGACGTGGCAAAACGCGCCGCCCGGTTGCATCGGGCCAAGAACGCTCATGACGATCTCGTCGCGGCCGCCCATCGCGCGCAGGCCCATGCGCTCGAGATCGAGGCCCGCGCCAAGCGCCGGCTCGCCGATGAATACGATGCCGCGCAGGCGCGGGGAGAGGTGTTCGGCGCCCATGATGGCGCGCGCAAACGCGTCGAAGGCGGCAACGCGATTGCAAGCACCGCCGATCTCGGCCTGCGCCGCGACCAGATCCACGAGGCCCGCCAGATCCGCGATGCCGAGGCTGCGGAGCCGGGCATCGTCCAGCGCGTGCTGAACGAGCGCCTCGAACGCGGAGAGGAACCGACCCGCGCCGCTCTGCGCAAGATGGTGCTTGACGCGGCCAGGCGGGGGATGCGCCCGCAGCGCCCCGCCGGCCGCCGCAATCCCCTCCATGTCCCGCCGACGCCCGAGCGCGCCGCCTGGCAGCGTGTGACCGGCACGTTTCGGGCCTTCGCGGAATGGGCTTCGGACGAAAACCTCGCACTCGCCCGGCAAGGCATGCGCGAGGCGCGGAACGACCCGTTCCACCATCTCGACGCCCGGGCCATCGCCCGCGGCGCCGAAGTCTTCACGAACATCAAGGAGTGGCTCGATGCTGAATAGCCAATCCGCGGCCTTTGCCGCATCCGTCTGGGAGTTTGCCGCCCGCGTGGGCAACAACGCACCCAAAATCGCCGACGAGATCATGGAGGCGGCCTTTCCGTTGACCTGTTCGCAGGCGCGCGAGGAAGGCGCGTTGCGCATGCTGCGCACCGGGATCGTCTCGGAGGTCAAGCGCATCCTGCGCAATCGGGACGACGGGTCGGGTCAGGCAGATTTCTCGGAGATCTGCGCGGCCTTCGCGCCGCTCGTGAAGGACCTGCGCTCGAAATCCTATTTCGTCGAAAGCGCCGCGGAATACGTCGCCATCCCGGACCTCATCGCGGACCCCGAACTGCTCGACGACGCGCGGCGCTTCATGCGGCGCAAGGGCATCGAGTGTCTGGCCGAAGCGGATCGACTGGACGCGCTCTACGCCGCCGTGACCAGCAGTGATCCCGTTGCAACGTGCAAGCCGCAGGAGGTGCCGGCATGACCCTTCCCATCATCACCGCAGATGAGCGGCTGGCCGAGATGCGTGGCGTGAAGGCCGCGATCTTCGGAGCCAGCGGCGCGGGAAAGACCACGCTGTTGCGAACCCTCAAGGCAAGCACGACGCTGTTCTTCGATCTCGAGGCCGGCGATCTCGCCATCGAGGGGCTGGCAATCGACACGATCCGCCCGCGGACATGGCGGGAATGCCGCGACTTCGCGGTGTTCATCGGCGGCCCCAACCCGGCGCTGCGGAAGGACCAGCCCTACAGCGAGGACCACTACCGGGCGATCTGCCAGAAGTACGGCGATCCGAAGGTACTGGAGAAGTACGACACGGTCTTCATCGACTCGATCACCGTGGCGGGTCGGCTCTGCTTCCAATGGTGCAAGGGCCAGCCGGAGGCGCATTCCGACAAGACCGGCAAGCCGGATATCCGCGGCGCCTACGGGCTGCACGGGCGCGAGATGATCGCCTGGCTCACGCATCTGCAGCACACGCGGGCGAAGAACGTGATCTTCGTCGGGATCCTCGACGAGAAGCTCGACGACTTCAATCGCAAGGTCTTCGTCCCGCAGATCGACGGATCGAAGACCGGGCTCGAGCTGCCCGGCATCGTCGACGAGGTGCTGACACTCACCTCGCTGCCCGACGACAAGGGTGTGCCGCAGCGCGTCTTCGTCTGCCAAACGCAGAACCGCTGGGGCTACCCGGCCAAGGACCGCTCCGGTCGTCTCGACCTGCTCGAGCCGCCGCATCTCGGCCGGCTCATCGAGAAGATCCGCCAGCCGCTGCCGATCGATGCGCGCCCGCTCGTCACCGATGCGCCGCGCATCCCGGCGCCCGCCGCGACCCCTCAATCCGATCCCACCAACTGAAAGGACCCCACGCCATGACCGGTCTCTGGAACGATTTCAACGACGCGCAGTCGAACACGAACCTCATCCCCAAGGGGACGCTCGCCAAGGTGCGGCTGACCATCCGCCCCGGCGGCTTCGACGATCCCTCGCAGGGCTGGACCGGGGGCTATGCCACCCGCGGCTCCACCGGTGCGGTGTATCTCAACGGCGAGTTCACCGTGCTCGAGGGCCCCTATGCCCGGCGCAAGATCTTCACGCTGATCGGGCTGTACAGCCCCAAGGGGCCGGACTGGGCCAACATGGGCCGCAGCCTCGTCCGCGGCATGCTGAACTCGGCGCGTGGGATTTCCGACAAGGACACCTCGCCCGAGGCGCAGGCGGCGCGCCGGATCAACGGCTTCGCCGATCTCGACGGGCTGGAGTTCGTCGCGCGCATCGACATCGGCACCGACGCGATGGGCGAGGAGAAGAACGAGATCCGCGCGGCGGTCACGCCCGACCATCGCGACTATGCGCAGGTCATGGGCACGGCGGGCCACGGCTACCAGCCGCCATCGCCGCCCGCGCCGCAGCCGGCGGCGGCACCGCAGCAGCAGACTGCTCCGGCAGTGCCGGGCCGTCCGGCCTGGGCTGAGTAGAGGGGCGTCCGATGCGGCTTCGTCCCCGCCAGAAAGTCTTCGTGGAGCGCAGCCTCGCTGCGCTCTCGAAGCACGGCAACACGCTCGGCGTCGCGCCCACGGGATGCCATGCCCCGGGCACGTTGATCCTCATGCATGACGGTTCCGTCAGGCCAGTGGAAGACATCGCGGTCGGCGATGTCCTCATGGGACCGGGCAGCACGCCTCGGCATGTTCTCGAACTGCATCGTGGCCGGGACCAGATGTTCGAGGTTCGGCCGCTGAAGGGCGATCCCTTCGTGGTCAATCTCGGTCACATCCTGACGCTCGTGCGCACGAATGAAGGGCACAACAAACGCGGGACCAACCGCGAAGGTCAGCTTGTCGATATCAGCATCGCCGATTGGCTCGCAGCGTCTGACCATTTCCGGCATCTGCACAAGCTCTTGCGCATGCCCGTGGATTTCCCCGAGAGGGAAACACCCGACCTGGACCCGTACATGCTTGGCGTGATCCTCGGCGACGGCAGCATCATCCGCAATGTGTCGATCACCACGCCGGACGTGGAAATCGTCGATGCACTCTACAAGTTCGCCGCCGGACAGAGCCTGAGGCTCAGATGCGAGCAACTGCCCGACAACGCGGCCAATACCTATTTTTTCGTCGATGACCGCGATCATCACAACGCGCTGATCGACCAACTGCGCAAGCTCGGACTTTACGGAAGGACCACCGGCGAGAAGTTTCTGCCCGACGCCTATCGCCTGGGATCGCGGGACGTTCGCCATGCGATCCTTGCGGGCCTGCTCGACACGGATGGGCACCTGGTGAACGGACGCTGTTTCGAGTTCGTCAGCAAATCTTCCCGACTGGCCCGGGACGTGGTCTTTGTCGCACGCAGCCTCGGGTTTCTCGCAACCTCTGCCGAGAAGGAGGTTCGTGGCAACATTTACACCCGTGTTCACATTTCGGGCGACCTCGACCTGATCCCGACGCGGGTGCTGCGCAAGCAGGCGCCGCCACGCAAGCAGAAGAAGAACGTCCTGCGCTGCGGGTTCACCGTGCATCCGGTCGGCGAAGGCGAATACCACGGATTCACGGTCGATGGCGATCATCGCTACCTGATGGGGGATTTCACCCTCACGCACAATTCCGGCAAGACCATCATGTTGTCCGCCGTTGCGGGTGAAATGGTCGCGGGCGGCGCAAAGGCCTGCGTTCTGGCCCATCGCGACGAGCTGACAGCCCAGAACCGGGAGAAGTTCGGCCGGGTCAATCCCAGCATCACCACCTCGGTGGTCGATGCCGCCACGAAGGACTGGTCGGGCCAGGTCACCTTCGCCATGGCGCCGACGCTGTCGCGGGCTTCCAATCTCGCCACGATGCCGAAGCTCGACCTGCTGGTGATCGACGAGGCGCATCACGCGGTGGCCGACAGCTATCGCCGTATCGTCGACCGCGTCCGCGACACCAACCCGGAGGCCCGCATCTTCGGCGTCACGGCGACGCCCAATCGCGGCGACCGGAAAGGGCTGCGCGAGGTCTTCGACAACGTGGCCGACCAGGTCCGGCTGGGTGAGCTGATCGCCTCGGGCCACCTGGTGCCGCCGCGCAGCTTCGTGATCGACGTGGGCGTGCAGGAGCAGCTGCAAAAGGTCCGCAAGACCGCCCTCGATTTTGACATGAACGAGGTCGCCGACATCATGGACCGCGCGCCGGTCACCGACGAGGTGATCCGCCACTGGCGAGAGAAAGCCGCCGGTCGCCCCACCATCGTCTTCTGCTCGACCGTTGCCCATGCGGCCCATGTTGCCGAGGCCTTTAACGCGGCGGGCATCCCGGCGGGGTTGATCCATGGCGAGCTTTCCGCCGACGAGCGCCGCAACATCCTCGCTGCCTATGCCTCGGGCGAGATCGCCGTGCTGGTCAACGTCTCGGTGCTCACTGAGGGCTTCGACCACCCGCCGACCTCCTGCGTGGTGCTGCTGCGCCCCTCATCCTGCAAGTCCACCATGATCCAGATGGTCGGGCGAGGCCTGCGCACCGTCGATCCGGAAGAGCACCCCGGCATCGTCAAGACCGACTGCATCGTGCTGGATTTCGGGATCTCGAGCCTGACCCACGGCACGCTGGAGCAGGACGTCGATCTCGACGGCCGCGATCCCACACCGTGCGACGCGCCGACGAAGACCTGCCCGGAATGCGAGGCGACGGTCCCGCTCGCCGCGCGTCAATGTCCGATCTGCGGATACGAGTTCCTGAGCAATGGCTATCAGCCGCTCGAAACCGTCGTTCTGACCGAGATCGACTTGCTGAAGCGCTCCAGCTTCGCCTGGGAGGATCTGTTCGACGACGACTCCGCGCTCATGGCGAGCGGCTTCAATGCCTGGGGCGGCGTGTTCTTCCTCGAGGGGCGCTGGCATGCCGTGGGGGGTGCAAAGAACGAGCGGACGCGTCTTCTCGGTGTTGGCGAGCGCACGGTCTGCCTCGCGCAGGCCGACGACTGGTTGAACGAGCACGAGACCGACGAGAGCGCCTTCAAGTCCCGGCGCTGGCTGAGCCAGGCGCCGACGGAAAAACAGCTGCAATACCTCTCGCCCGAGCAGCGGCAGGATTACGGGCTCACACGCTACCACGCCTCGGCGCTGATCTCCTTCCGGTTCAACAAGCGCGCGATCCGACAGCTTGTCAAGGCCGCCGCCACGCCGGAACGGAGGGCGGCGTGAGCCATGTCGCGCAAGTCTCATCCCCGCCCGCAGAGGCTGCGGATCGACCGGGCTTTGATCGCCTCTGGCATCCGCGCCCGGTCCTCTGCGCCGTCTGCACATCCCGCACGCGTGGCTTCGGCTGGTTCGATCCCCACCGGCCGCGCCCAACCCGCACCCAAACCCGCCGCTGGTTCTGCTCCATGGGCTGCCAGGCGGCCTTCACCCGCAAAGCGAAGAAAGGACTGAGCATGGTCGATTTCACCGAGGAGGAAACCCAGGCGCTGCCCGCCGTGATGCGCGTACTCGCGCCCGAGATGGAGCGGATCGGCTGGGATCGGCCGCTGGGCCAGTTGACCCAGAACGACATGCATCGGCTGATCGTCACCACCGTCGCGGCGTTCCGCGCCGAGATGGCCGAGATCGCGAGCCAGTCGGAGATCCCGTTCTGATGCTGGACTTCAACAAGCGGCCCTCGATGGGCGAGCGAATCAACGCCGCCGTGGATGCCGCGCTCAAGGCCGAGAGCGCAGCGACGCCGCCGCGCGACTATCTCGGCGCGTCACGGCTCGGCCATGCCTGCGAGCGCGCGCTGCAGTTCGAGTTCGCGGGCGCGCCGAAGGATGAGGGCCAGGACTTCTCCGGCCGGTCGCTCCGGATCTTCGCGATCGGGCATGAGCTCGAGGATCTCGCCATCCGCTGGCTGCGGGCGGCGGGGCTCGATCTCGTCACCCGGAAGCGGGACGGCGGCCAGTTCGGCTTCTCCGTCGCGGGCGGGCGCATCCGCGGCCATGTCGACGGGATCATCTCCGAGGCGCCGGCGGCGCTGGGGCTGCGCACACCCTCGCTCTGGGAATGCAAGACCATGAACGCGAAGAACTGGCGCGAGACGGTGGCCAAGGGCGTGACCGTCGCCAAGCCCGTCTATGCCGCCCAGATCGCGCTCTACCAGGCCTACATGGAAGCGAGCGTGCCGGGCATCTCGGCCAATCCGGCGCTCTTCACCGCGATCAACAAGGACACCGCCGAGCTGCACCACGAGCAGGTCGCCTTCGACGCCGAGCTCGCGCAGCGCATGTCGGATCGCGCGGTGCGGATCCTGCGGGCCACCGACACGGGCGAGTTGCTGCCGCGCGTGGCCCGGAACCGCGACTTCTTCGAATGCCGCTTCTGCCCCTGGGCCGAACGTTGCTGGGGACTGCCCGGATGAGCAAGGACACCACCGACCCGCCCGAACCACCCGAGGACACCGACATGCGTGACGACAGCACGACCGACCACCCCGAGGCCAACCTCGTTCATTTCAACCCCTGGCGCGACTTCAACGACGCGGCACCGCAAATCGACCCGTTCGGAGACGAGCCGGATCCTGCGCAGATCGCTTCCTTCATGGAGGTGGTGTTTGGCTACTGCGACGGGCTGATCCCGGTGCGCAGCTTCATCGACAAGGGCCAGGGGATCGACGGGCGGCCGCACAACATCTGGATCGCGGCCGACGAGACGGCGCCCCAGAAGATGGCGACCTTCGCGAACTGGGCCGCGCGCGAAGGCGCGGCCGTCTACGTCATTCCCGGCACGGTGACCGAGACCGGCCGGGCCAAGGCTACGGACGTGGCGCAGATGCAGGCCGTGGTCGTGGATATCGACAGCGGCGACATCGCCGCCAAGCGCGCGCATCTCGAGCGCCATCTCGGCCCGCCCACCATGGTGGTGGAAAGCGGCGGCGTCACCCCGGAGGGCCGGCACAAGGCCCACGTCTGGTGGAAGCTCACCGAACCCATCGAGGGCGAAGACATTGCCCGCCTCTGCCGGTTGCGCGGCGACATCGCTGCCAAGGTCGGCGGCGACATGCATTTCCGCTCGGCGCACCAGCCGATCCGGGTAGCGGGCTCGGTCTATTACAAGAACGGCCTGAAGACGCTGGTGCGGATCGTGGAGTTGAACGCGGGTCTCGAGCGCGATCTCGACGAGTTCGCCGAGGCCGTGGCCGACATGCCGCCCGCGCCGGGCGTGACACTGACGCCGGACTTCGCCACGCCCGACAAGCCTGCCATCGATGATGTGCTGGTCACCCCGGTGCGCGAGGGCGGCACCGACGACTGGTCGCGCTTCGAGGGGGCTTCCGCTGCCATCGGCTATTTCATCCGGCTGGTCCACGAGGGCCGCCTCTCGAAGACCGAGGGTTGGGAGGCGATCTGCGGCTACAACGCGGCCATGCTGCGGCCGCAGTGGCCTGTGGAACGGCTCAAGCGCGAATCCGAACGCCTCTGGGCTCGCCATGTCGAACGCCACGGCCCGCCGCTCCTCCGGCTCGACAGCGCGGCTCCCGTACCCGACGAGATGCCGACCTTCACGCTGGGGCAGCTGCTCGACGACCAGAGCCCCATGCCCGCCGACCTGATCGGCCCGCGCGTGCTGACGCCGGGCGGGCTCCTGGTGCTGGGAGGCGCACCCAAGGTCGGGAAAAGCGATCTCCTGATCGCCTGGCTCGTGCACATGGCCGCAGGCGTGCCGTTTCTCGGCTTCACCGCGCCACGACCGCTGCGGATCTTCTATCTGCAGGCCGAAATCCAGTACCACTACCTGCGCGAGCGCATGCAGCAGGTCGGCCTGCCGCCCGAGCTGATCGTGGCGGCGCGTGACAATCTCGTCGTCACGCCGAAGCTGAAGATGCTGCTTGATGCCGAGGGCAGCGCCCGCGTGGCCGCCGCGGTCCGGGCGGCATTCCCCGACGATCCGCTCGACATCCTGTGCATCGACCCGATCCGCAACCTCTTCGACGGCGGGCCCGATGGCGGCGGCGAGAACGACAACGCCGCGATGATGTTCTTCCTCAAGGACCGGGTCGAGGTGCTGCGCGACCACGTCAACCCGGACTGCGGCGTGATCCTCGTCCACCACACCAAGAAGCTGTCGAAGCACCAGGTGAAGGAGGACCCGTTCCTTGCCCTTTCCGGCGCGAGCGCGCTGCGCGGCTTCTACACGACGGGGCTCATCCTGCACCGGCCCGACGAGGACGCATCGGAACGGAAGCTGGAGATCGAGCTCAGGAACGGACCCGCGCTGAAGCCCAAGCTCGTCGACAAGGTCAATGGCGAGTGGGTCGAGATCAACCCGATGAACGAACGCCTGGTGCGCGCCGAGCAGGGCGCGAAGTTCGATGCCGAACGGGATCGCAAGGGCGAGGTCATCGTCGACATTCTCCACCGAGAGGCGCGCTCGGGGCGCATGTACACCATGACCCTCTTTGCCGAGGCCTTCGAGAACAAGAGCGGCCTCAGCGGCCAGACCAGCATTCGCGAGAGGCTGAACGTCCTGACCACCAAGGGGATCGTCAAGTTCGTCAAGGGGGACGCCGCAAGCGATCTCGGCCTCGCCTCGGATCGCAGCAAGTATGGCTATCTCTGCGTCGAGCACATGGAGCTGGCGACCGGCGAGGAGGCTGTGGATCCGGAGACCGGCGAGGTCACGCGGGTGCATGCCCGCGTGTTTCCGAGCCACTACAAATGCCCCCAGACCGGGGCGGTTCTGCCGGTCGAAAACCCCGCTGTCTGGGTCTATCCGGATGGGGGTGAGGCATGAATTTCCGCTCTCTGACCCCATCCGAAATCTGGACCCCGAAATCCGAAATCTGGCCAGATTTCGCGAAATCTGAAATCTGCGCGCAATCTGGAATCTGGATTTTCCGCCAGTTTTTCAATGGCTTGGCGCGCCCGTTCCAGATTTCGGGCGGGTTCATCCGAAATCTGCCCCGCAATCTGGATTTCCTCAATGAAATCAAAAGGCTTTGCCAGATTCCAGATTTCGGAAAAGGCACCCCTAAAGGGGTGGGTGGACTCCCCCCGTCAGGTGGGGAGGTCCACCACCCACCCCTGGGCGATTTTGTCCACCGCGATCCTGTCCATCCCTTCATCGTGCAGCCGGAAAAAAGGAGCCTCAAAATGGCCGCACCATCAACCTTTCCATCATCCACCATCCTCGCGCTCGATCTCGGCACCACGACCGGCTGGGCCTTGCGCGGCCATGACGGGCTCATCACCACCGGCACGGTCTGCTTTCGGCCCGGGCGCTTCGACGGTGGCGGCATGCGGTATCTGCGCTTCACCAACTGGCTGACGGAGATCGACCGCCTGTCCGGGCCGGTGGAAGCGATCTGGTTCGAGGAAGTCCGCCGCCATGCCGGCACGGACGCTGCGCATGTCTACGGCGGGCTCATGGCCACCCTGACCGCCTGGGCCGAGTTGCGCGGCGTGCCTTACGAGGGCGTTCCGGTGGGCACGATCAAGCGTTTCGCGACCGGCAAGGGAAACGCCAACAAGGACGCCATGATCGCGGCCGCCCGGGCGCGCGGCTTTAGCCCCGCGGACGACAACGAGGCCGACGCCATCGCGATCCTCATGT